TTGATCTGCAGTTTGACGACCTCATAGCTGAGGCGTATGAGCGCTGCGGTATTGAGGTGCGCGACGGTTACGACATGAAGACGGCGCTTCGCTCCGTCAACTTGATTTTTGCAGAGTGGGCTAACCGTGGTCTTAATCTGTGGACGATTGAGCAGCGCCAGCAGGTGCTAACGCCCGGGGTGTATGAGTATGACCTACCCGCGGACACGATTGACGGCCTCTCAGCCGTGATTCGGACCAATGCAGGCCAGTCTACCCAGCAGGACATCACAATCGACCGTATAGGCCGTGCGGAGTGGCTGCATGTGCCTAACAAATTGACCCAGTCACGTCCTGCGCAGTACTACATCCAGCGCACCGTGCCGGCTAAAGTGTTTTTGTACCCAGCGCCGGATGCAACGCAGACTTGGACGTTTGTCTACTACGCTATTCGCCGCATGGATAACGCGGGCGGTTTTACTAACACTGCTGACATCTCTTTTCGATTCTTGCCTTGTTTAGCGGCAGCGTTGGCGTACTACTTGGCGGTCAAGAAAGCGCCTGACCGTGTCATGCTGCTTAAGCAAATGTACGAAGAAGAATTTATGCGTGCAGCAGCAGAGGACCGTGAGCGCTCGGGCTTCTTTGTGGTACCTACGTATACACAGAGGTAACCCATGGCCTATGTATCAGGCAAATTTGCAATTGCGCTGTGCGACAGATGTGGCCAACGGTACAAACTCAATACGCTTATCAAGGAATGGACAGGCTTTAAGACCTGCCCTGAGTGCTATGAACCCAAGCACCCACAACTTGAGCCAAAGCGTTCAATAAATGAGCCACAAGCCTTGCAACAACCTCGTCCAGAGAGTAGACTTGGGGTTACCGTCTACGTCGGGTTCACGGCTGATACTTCGTTTGCTAGTATCGGAATGATGCCGATGCCTTATGCCAAACCATTGACTGCTCAAGCAGTTCTTGGAACAGTCAGAACGATCATCACATGACATACACCGAATTAAAAGCCGCCATCATTGCTTACACCGAAAATCAGGGGTTTACAAATACTGATTTGGCACTGTTTACAAAGCAGGCAGAGCAGCGTATTTACAATTCGGTTCAAATTGCCAATTTGCGCAAGAACGTTACCGGAGTCTTGTCTTCTGGCAACAAATATTTAGCTTGCCCTAACGATTATTTATCCAGCTATTCACTGGCTATTTATCCCTTCATAAGCACTACTGCAACAGGCACTGCTGGCCAATCAACGATTGTTGTAGCCAGCGCCTCGGGTATTGTTGTGGGTCAGTATGCTGCTGGAACAGGTATTGGCACAGAGGCCGTAGTGACACTGATTGTGGGCACGACTATCACATTGAGTGTGGCCAATAGCGGCACCGTATCAGGGGCAGTGACGTTCCAAGGTGATTACACATACTTGTTGAATAAAGATGTGAACTTTATTCGCGAGGTGTACCCTAATCCGCGTGATGTAGCGCTGCCCAAGTATTACGCTATCTTTGGCCCACAGTCCGCAAATGACGCGGAGTTGTCGTTCATTTTAGGCCCAACGCCTGATGCAAATTACTACGCTGAGTTGCATTACTACTACTATCCACCATCCATTGTGACTGCGGAAACAACGTGGTTGGGCGATAACTTTGACTCTGCACTTTTGTATGGTTGTTTGGTGGAAGCCTATACCTACATGAAAGGCGATCAGGATATGATGGTTTTGTACGATACCAAGTACAAAGAAGCACTGATGCTCTTGAAGAACTTGGGTGATGGTAAGCAACGTGGTGATGCTTATCGCGACGGTCAACTTAAACTGCCTGTGAGGTAATAGATGATTACAGCAGGACTTACCGATAGTTTTAAGCAGCAGTTATTGCTGGGTGTGCATGATTTTGCAACGGATACGTTTCGTATTGCGCTGTATACGTCCTCTGCTATTCTAGGACCTACCACAACTGTGTACAGCAGCACAAACGAAGTATCTGGAACAGGCTACACCGCACCGGGTCTGGTTTTAACAAATATCACTATCCTTCTTTCACAAGGGGTGGCATATGTTAGTTTTGACAATCCCGCATGGGCAGGCGCAACATTTACCACGCGTGGAGCATTGATTTACAACGCTACCAAGGCGGGAAAATCAGTTGGCGTGCTTAATTTTGGTGTAGATCAGACCATGTTAGGCCAATCTTTTACCATTCAACTTCCGACAAATAATCCGGAAAACGCATTAATCCGCATCTCTTAAGGAGCCTCACATGAGCTTGGACAAAATCACCGCTACCGACCAAGTAGCAGCAATTACAAAATACAACACCATGCCCTCTGATGAGATGGCTATCACTGGTACATACCATGCAGTTTGCTACGGCGCGGATGGTCAAGTCAAATGGGAAGCTCCTATTGAGAACTTGGTAACGACTGTTGGCAAGAATTTGACCTTGGATACCATCCTTGGCAACTCAGCCGCTGGCGCAGTTGTGATGGGATTAAAAGGTGTGGGTTCAGCTAACGTAGCTGATACACAAGCTTCTCACGCAGGCTGGTTGGAAGTGGGCGGTACTAACGCCCCTGCTTATTCTGGCAACCGTCCTACACCTTCTTTTGCTTCTGCTGCTGCATCTAGCAAGGCTACATCTTCTGCCGTGTCATTCTCTATGACCAGTACAGGCACTGTGGCGGGTTGCTTTATCAACATTGGCGGTAGCGCAACTAAAGATTCAACCACTGGCACATTGTTCTCTGCGGGTGATTTCTCTAGTTCTAAGGCTGTTGTTAACGGTGACACGATTGCGGTAACGTACACATTAACATTGACTTGATATGGCGTTAGCTTGGGGTGACGGCGCATGGGGTGATAACGCATGGGGCGGGGGAGAGACTTTCCCTGTCAGCGTTACTGAAACTACCGCATTAGCCGAATCCCAAGCTGCGGGTTTACTGATTGATGTAAGTATTACGGAGTCGTTGACTGGTGGTACGGCTTGGGGTGAAGGTGCTTGGGGTTCTGGTTCGTGGAGTGGCACATCTGGTATTCAGGATGTTCAGACTGTAGCTTTGACAATGAATGTGGTGGTGGATGAGTCTGCCGCTATTGCTGAAGACCAGTCTGCTACTGCGGTGTTTGCGGGGGCTGTAACGGAAACTGCGGCTATTGCTGAAACAAATGAGGCAATAACAAGTTACAACGTCAGTGTGTCGGATACTCAGACCATAACGGATGATGAGGCCGCGCAGACAAGTTATAACGAGAGCGTAGCGGATTCTTTAGAGATTGTGGATGTAGAGACAGCGGTTGCTACATTCTTAGGTAATATATCTGAGTCGATTGAAATAGCAGAAGCACAGGTGGCTGTGCTGATTATGACCATCAAAGAGTCGATGGGTATTGCAGAAGGAACGACGGTAGGAACGTTTTACACAGAGTTTTTAACTGAGTCTGCGGCAATCACGGATATAAATACGGGTGGTGCAAACTATCAACTAAGCCGGACGGAAACGATGGCTATAACGGAAACAAATGGTGGACGATTCTTGTGGGAAATTATTGATGACACACAAGGCGTTACATGGCAAAATATCAGCAATCCGCAAACACCGGGCTGGGGTGCTGTTGATACAACGGAATCGCCCGGTTGGACACAAATTTCTACACAGTAGGAGCATTAAATGGCAAATACGGCACTAATCGGCCTCACGCTACCAGCCACGGGCACACTGTCCGGGCAGTGGGGCGACACAGTTAACAACGCCATCTCGCAAATTGTGGACGTTGCCGTTGCGGGTACACAGACAATCTCCACTGATGCCGACATTACATTAACCCTGACCACAGGTACATACGCAAGTACGGGTCTGACAGCAAATAGCTCCCAGTACGCAGTTCTTCTATGGACAGCGGGTGGTACTGCTACACGAACCATTACAGTTCCTGCTCAATCCAAGACTTATGTTGTTATCAACAAAACGTCTAGCACCCAGTCAATTATTGTTCAAGGTACAACTGGAACAGGCGTTACTGTAGTGGCGGGTACACGGGCAATCATCGCTTGGGACGGCACTAATTTTGTTAATGTGGGCGGTGGTTCTGCGGCTGGCTCTAACACTCAGTTACAGTTCAATAGCTCTGGCGCTTTTGGCGCTTCTGCTAACCTGACCTTTGATGGCACAACGCTAACAGCCAATGACATCATTGACTCTTCACTGACAGCCAGCAAGCCTGTATTTACCAATGGTAGTAAGAACTTGGTGTCTACTGGAACTCTCGGTGTAGACCAAGGCGGTACAGGTTTAACCACTTTGACTGCTAACAACGTCATTCTTGGTAATGGAACCTCAACCCCCAGCTTTGTAGCCCCCAGTACAAACGGTAATGTGCTGACTTCTAATGGCACAACTTGGGTGTCCTCAACTCCAGCGGCAAGCGGCTTATCCCAAGCAAAAGCTACCATGATTAACTTCATCTTCAGTATCTAAGGAACCAACATGGCAAATCCTAATCTCTTAGCCGCGACCACAGCCTCCGGCACGACAACTTACCTTACACCTAGCGCAACAACTGCGGTGGTGTTGGTTCCTAATGCGGCTTCTAGCGGTCAGGTCTTTAAGATCAACCAGATCGTTGCAGCTAATGTAAACGGTACATCGGCAGTTGATGTCACAGTGGCTATCTACACTAACGGTGCGGTAGCTCAAGGTTCTGCTCCTTCTGGCGGCACGGCCTACCCGATTGCATCTACCGTTTCTATCCCTGCTGACGCTTCTCTGATTGTTGTTGATAAAACTTCAGCCATTTATTTGATGGAAGGCTCATCAATTACGGTGACATCAGGTACGGCAAGCGGCATCACATACACGATCAGCTACGAAGTCATTGCATAAAATCGGAGGCAATCATGTCTCTTAAATGGACTGGTGGAGTTCTTTCGCCGACCTATAACGGCCTTAACTACCCTGTCACAACGGTGGAATACCTTGTCGTGGCTGGCGGGGGTGGTGGTGGCGTTGTTAACTCCAGTAATGGCGGAGGTGGTGGCGGTGCAGGTGGATTATTAACTGCTACTGGATACTCTGTTACTGTTGGCTCAAGTATTACTGTAACTGTAGGTGCAGGCGGAGCAGGGACTTCAACAGGTCTTGCAAATGGTTCTGCTGGCGGTAACTCTGTTTTTGGTTCTATCACCGCAACAGGCGGTGGTTATGGCGGCGGTGCTGGCGCTGGTGGCGTAGGTGGCTCTGGCGGTGGTGGTCGTGGTGATGGTTCTGGTACAGCAGGCGGATCAGGAATAAGTGGACAAGGTTTTGGTGGTGGCGCTGGTGTAATTAACTCTATTTCAGGTAGAGGTGGTGGTGGGGGTGGTGCAGGTTCTGTTGGACTTGGTACTGCAAGCACTTTGGGCTACAACGGAGGCGGCGCGGGAATAACATCATCAATTAGTGGCGCACAAATTCAATATGCTGGTGGCGGTGGTGGTGGCTCGGGTGGTTCTAGCGATTCTGCAAAACTTTTTGGTTTGGGTGGAAACCAAACCGCTGGGAATGGTGGTTCTACAAGTGCTTCTCCAGCCGTTTTAGCAACATCTGGTGTTGCCAATTATGGTGGCGGTGGTGGGGGTTCTGACCAATCAGCGTCACAAAGTTCAGGCGCAGGCGGCTCAGGCATAGTCATCATCCGTTATCCTTCATACTTACTGCCAGCGGCATCAACAACTGGATCACCAGAAACATACATTGCCGGTCAATATCGGGTGTATAAATTCGTGGCATCTGGAACAATCACATTCTGAGGTTATATGGCAACAGGTCTATTCACTCTAAAGCAAGTCAACCAAGCAATCAGTCAGGGTGCATGGTCAGGCTATATTGCGCCAAGATGGGTTGAGTACCTTGTTGTCGCTGGCGGCGGCGGTGGTGGTTCTGGTTTTGGTAATGGCGGTGGCGGTGCGGGGGGTGCGGGTGGTTTATTAACAGGTATTGTGACTGTTGCGGCTGGCGCTTCATACTCTGTAACTGTTGGTGGCGGTGGCCCCGGATGTGCTTCAAGTTCTGGTGCTTTAGGTACAAATGGAGTTAATTCTGTTTTTGGTTCTATTTCTGCTACAGGTGGCGGTGCGGCAAACACTTACGAAACAAAATCAAAATCTGGCGGCTCTGGCGGTGGTGGTAATTTTGACGGAGGCGCGGCTGGCGGTGGCGGTTCAGGAATAGTTGGTCAAGGCAATGCTGGTGGTTTAGGTGGTGGTTCTGGTTCGGCTGGCGGTGGTGGTGGCGGTGCTGGAACTGTTGGTTTAAATGCTGTATCTACTGGCGGTAATGGTGGTGCTGGTATAGCCTCTGCAATTACAGGAACAGTAGTTGCCTATGCTGGCGGCGGTGGTGGCGGTGGTAATCAGTCCCCTGTTACTGCGGGAGGCACTGGTGGTGTTGGCGGTGGTGGTAGCGGCACTCAAAATGGTAATGGCGGTGCTGGTGGTGGCAATACAGGCGGTGGCGGTGGCGGTGGTGGATATGGTGGTTCTGTTGGTGGCACAGGCGGTTCAGGCATTGTCGTAGTCCGTTACCCCGGCAACGTGCAGTTCTACACTGGCGGTACAGTAACCTATAGCAATGGATACATCGTCCACAACTTCACAGCTAACGGCACATTGGCTCCAACAACGCCTACAGTTGTTTCTGAATATCAGATTAGCAGGTCATTGCGTTTTAACCAAGCCGACTCTGCCTACCTCAACAGGACTCCTGCAAGTGCTACAAACCAAAAGACTTGGACATGGAGTGCTTGGGTAAAAAGAGGCACGATTAGTAGCTTGCAAACACTTTTTGGAACATGGTCAGCAAATACTGATGCGGCGGCATTTGGAATATATTTTAATAGCGGTGACACATTAAATGTAATACCTTGGACTAATACTATATTCACATCTACCGCTGTATTTCGTGACCCATCTGCTTGGTATCACATTGTTGTGGCTTTTGATTCAACACAAGCTACTGCAAGCAATAGAGTTATTGTTTATGTGAATGGAGTAAATCAAGCGGGGACATATCCTCTTGCGGTCACTCAGGGTGCTAACTACGCCATTAACTCTGCACAAAGCCATCGACTAGGTGATTTTCCCGCCTCTGGGTTTAATACCTTTGGCGGCTACATGACAGAGGTAAACTTCATCGACGGTCAAGCCTTGACACCAACATCGTTTGGCTATGTCAACCCAACAACAGGTATATGGTCACCAGCAAAGTTTGTTGGTGGGTACGGCACTAACGGCTTCTATCTGAACTTCTCAGATAACAGCAACACAACTGCGGCTACTTTGGGTGCTGACTACTCAGGTAACGGCAACAACTGGACACCTAATAACTTCAGCGTGACTGCGGGTGCAGGGAATGATTCACTTGTAGATTCACCAACATCGTATGGAACTGATACTGGTGTGGGTGGGACTGTGCGGGGGAATTACTGTACAGTTAATGCGGTTACAAAAACAAGTAACATGACCTTAACTAATGGTAATTTAGACTGCGTGTCTTCTAATACTGATTGGTCACAAGCACTTGGCACAATTGGAATGTCAAGTGGGAAATGGTATTTTGAAGTTACAAAAGTTAATGCTGGTGGCGGTGCGTTAATTGGTATTGCGGGTGCATCTGTTGTTTATAGTGCGTCAACTTACATATACCAATCACCTATTGGTTATTTGTACTATCAAACTGGTCAAAAATACAATAACAATGTTGACTCAGCGTATGGCGCAAGTTACACGGCAGGCGATGTTGTTGGTGTTGCGTTTGATGCAGACGCTGGAACATTGGTGTTTTACAAGAATGGTTCAAGTCAAGGAACTGCATTTAGCGGTTTAACCAATGGGCCTTATTTGCCAGCAATTTTGCCAAACAATACTACAGGCAATTTAACTTGCAACTTCGGTCAACGCCCATTTGCCTACACAGCCCCATCAGGCTTCAAAGCACTTTGCACACAGAACTTGCCTACGCCTACCATTGGTGCGACTACTGCGACTTTGGCTAACAAGTATTTTGATGTAAGCACATGGTCTGGTACAGGCTCAAACATCTCTGTTACAAATAGCGGTTCATTTCAACCTGATTGGGTCTGGGCTAAATCCAGAAGCAATGCAGGAACAAATAACATTTTGGTAGATGCTGTTCGTGGCATTAACTATTGGTTGGCTTCTGATTCAACTTCAAACGAATCTACATTAGGAAGCCCAAGCCCTATTACTGCATTTAACAGCAATGGTTTTTCTGGTGACACAAGTATTAGTGGTTCTGGTCGCACTTATGTTGGATGGCAATGGAAAGCCAATGGTTCAGGCTCAACCAACACAGCAGGGTCAATCACTTCAACAGTAAGCGCAAACACTACAAGTGGGTTTAGTGTGGTGACTTATACAGGCACAGGGGCTAACGCTACTGTGGGTCATGGCTTGGGTGTTGCACCATCAATGATTATTGGTAAGGCTAGAAATAGCGCACTTGCTTGGCGTGTTTACCATACAAGCATAGGTGCGGCTAACTTTTTAGCCTTAAACACAACTGATGCTTCTGCATCGGGTGCAACATGGAACTCGACAACCCCAACATCTACTGTTTTTACTGTCGGTGGTGGTTCAAACATGAATGTGGATAGCTCTACAACCTATGTCGCCTACTGCTTTGCAGAAGTAGCAGGGTATAGCAAGTTTGGCTCTTACACAGGCAATGGTTCTGCTGATGGGCCTTTTGTGTTTACGGGATTTAGACCTGCTTTTGTTCTAACGAAGCGCACCGATAGCACAAGCGATTGGCAGTTGATGGATTCATCAAGGGATACATACAATGTGGCAAACAAAGCATTGTTCCCCAATATATCTGACGCAGAAGGTACTGGATACAGTAAAGATTTTTTATCTAATGGTTTCAAAATTAGAGATTCTGGTGCGTCATTAAATGCTTCTGGTGGCACATACATCTACATGGTTTTTGCATCAAACCCCTTTAAATACAGTTTGGCCCGTTGAGGCTTAGGAGAAAACAATGTTTGCTTTAGTAACTTCAAACAACGAAATCACCCAGATTGGTGAACTTCAGACTTTGTTCCCCAACGAATACCAACCAACGGCTCTATATGCCCAACAGCATGGAGCCAAGGAAATTATTGACGGAAACCGTGAAGACGAACGCTTCTACTGGGTGACATTCGGTAGCTACTCTGTTGGTGAGACTTACGTCACACGCAACTACGTCAACACAGCCAAGGCTTTGGAAGATGTAACTGAAACGCCCGAAGGCGCAACAGAACCCATCACAACCAAGGGTCTGAAGTCCACATACATCGCTCAGTTTAAACAGACAGCCAACTCAATGCTTGCCTCAACTGATTGGACAGTGATCCGTAAAGCAGAACGCAACGTAGACATTCCTGCTGACGTAGTGGCTAAACGTGCGGCTATCCTTGCTGAGTGTGATCGCTTGACTGCGGCAGTGACTGCGGCTCAAGATATGACATCGTTCATCACAGCAGTGCAATCTGCTAACTGGAGCTAAAATTGTCTGCAAATTTGGGCGGCTATATCAGTGCGACATTCAATCCGCTAACCAGCGGAGTCACAGCCACGGTTGAATACCTTGTGGTTGCTGGTGGTGGTGGGGGTGGAAGCGACTTTGCTGGCGGCGGAGGTGCTGGTGGTTTGTTGCAAGCCGCTGGTTTTGCTGTGGCTCCCGGTTCTGCTTTAACTGTAACTGTCGGGGCAGGTGGTGCGGCTACTGTAAACGGGTCAAATTCTGTTTTTAGTTCTATCACCGCAACAGGTGGCGGTAAGGGCGGAAACTTTAATGGGGCTGGAACTGCTGGCGGTTCTGGCGGCGGTGGAGGTGGCTCTGGTACAAATGGAGTGACTTATGCAGGGGGCGCTGGAACATCAGGACAAGGGTTTACTGGTGGAACAGGTAACTATGCTAACGGCGGCACAGCAGGCGGAGGAGGCCCCGGTGGTGGTGGCGGCTCTGGAAGTGTTGGCGTAAACCCCTCAACAAATCAAGCGGGTAACGGTGGTACGGGTACTTGCTCATCTATTACTGGCGCAAGAGTATTTTATGCTGGCGGTGGAGGCGGTGGCGGATACGATGGTTATGTTAATGCGGCTGGTATAGGTGTTGCTGGTGGTGGTACTGGTGGCTATGCGTCTACAAGTCCTGCAACTGCGGCAACAGCTAACACTGGTTCTGGGGGTGGTGGTGGTCGTGCGGCATCTGGTGCTGGTGCGGCTGGTGGCTCTGGCATCGTAATCATCAGATACCCTGCTAACTGCGCTCCTCCTACTTCTACAACAGGCAACCCTCAGATAAACATCATTGACGGGTATCAGGTCTATTCGTGGACATCTAACGGAACTGTAACTTTCTAAAGGAAATAAACATGGCACATTTTGCAAAAGTCATCAACGGCATCGTCACAGAAGTTAATGTGGTCGATTGGGAAACTCTGAACCAAGAAGGTCATCCTTGGGGTGATCCATCATTGTGGATTCAGACCAGCTACAACACCCACGGTGGACAACATCCTGAAGGTAGACCCCTCCACAAAAATTACGCTGGAATTTCCTACACTTGGGACGGTATTGGCTTTGCGCCTCCACAGCCTTTCCCAAGCTGGACAAAGAATCCTGACACGTATCTGTGGGAGTCTCCTGTTGCTATGCCTACAGACGGCAAGATGTATACATGGCAGGAATCCACAACATCATGGGTTGAAGTAACTCAAGGAGCCTGATATGGCGCAGTATTCTGGGATGTGGACGCTCTCGCAGGTGTCCCAAGCTGTAAAAGACAATAACTGGACTGGCATCCCTCCCCAGAATGTGGAGTATTTGATCGTTGCTGGTGGTGGCGGGAGTGGTGGTAGTTATGGCGGTGGTGCGGGAGGTGGCGGTGGACTTCTTGCTGGTTTTTCAGGAGTTACTGCGGGTACTCAACTTTGGGTGACTGTTGGCGCAGGTGGTTCGGCAGGTTCTGGAGCTACTGATGGAGGTACTGGCACTAATTCAGTATTGCTTGCCACAGCTTTAAATGCAACCACAGGTAATATTGTTGCCAATGGCGGCGGCGGTGGCGGTCAAGGTAATACTGGAAGTGTTGGTTTAAGTGGAGGTTCTGGTGGAGGCGCTGGAGGTAATGGAACTAAAGCAGGTGGTGCTGGTATTTCTGGGCAAGGTAACGCCGGTGGTACTTCTTCCAATGGTGCTTCCTACGGCGGTGGAGGAGGAGGCGGTGCAGGTACTATAGGATTGGCTGGAAGTACGGCACGAGGTGGTAATGGCGGAGCTGGGATAGCGTCTGCTATAAGTGGCGCAGTAGTCACCTATGGTGGAGGTGGTGGAGGTGGCGCTGAAACAAATACCGCTAGTTCAGGCGGTACAGGCGGGGTTGGTGGCGGTGGCACTGGTGGATGTGGTACAGGCGGGTCAGCAACTGCTGGCACAGTTAACACAGGCGGTGGAGCAGGAGGCGGCGGCGGCTCATCTGGTGGTGCGGCAGGACAGACAGGCGGTAGCGGTATCGTCATCATTCGCTATCCAGACACATTCAGAGCCGCTACAAGCACAACAGGTTCGCCAACGATTACTGTGGCTGGAGGCTTTCGGGTCTACCAATTCACAGCCAATGGTTCTATTACGTTTTAATTATGCGGGACTGGGCTGAAGCACTCATTGCCGCAGCCTGTCTTGTGGCCTTTGTCATCTTTGGCACGTACATGATTGCATGGAGTTGGGTTTGAAATGATTGACATTACCAAAGCAATTGGAGCCGTTGCCGCTACCGTTGCCGCACTAGGCGGCAGTTACACGCTTGCCGATAAGTTTGGTTTTTTTGACCGCGCAATCATTGAATGGTCGCCTGAGAACTTTAAGATTGTGGCAGAGGCTGGCAAGCCTATCAATGTCACGGTTGCCAGAATAAAGAAGCGGGACGACTGTTCTGTCGAGAGTTTTACGCCAAGCATTCGTGATGCGGCTGGCATGGTGCATGAAGCCACTACCACTGCAAGCAAGTTCAGCGGCCCAGCGGGGCCAGAGATTGACACCTTCACCTACGAACTGACAATGGTAGGCAAGGAAAAGGTTACCAACGGCAAAGCCACTTTGCTGGCGACGATCAAGTACAAGTGTCCTGAAGGGGAGCGCGTTGTGCAGTACCCTCGTCATGCAAATTTAAGTTTTGAATTGAAATGATTGATCCGATCACGGCGCTAGAAGGACTACAAAGCGCCATTGGGTTAGTCCGTAAGGCGGCTAAAGTAGCTAACGATCTAGGTGGCCTAGGCGTGATGGTTGGTCGGATGTTTGACGCTAAGAGTCAGGCATCTAAGGCGATGGTGGAGGCCAAGCGGTCAGGCAATAAGTCTAACTTTGCGCTGGCGATGCAGATAG